AGGGTGCTTGCTGATAGCTATGGTCTGAGTGAGGTAGGAAGCTCACGCCACTACAGTAATCGAAGTGCTTGTAGACCCATGCGCCAACCTCTAGCCACTCATGCTCTCGCACTGAGATGGTTACAGATGGCTTATGCTCACACCAATGTTTGGCATACAGCAGCCACATCTCCAGCTGCTCGATAGCAGTCATATCGTTGCGCTCCACACCCTCAGGCGCAGCAATAGGAAATGTAAAGACCATTGTGCGCTCAGGGTTCATCACATCAGGCTCAGCAGGTATACCTGCATCCATCATAAACTGCGTAATAGGATCATCATTAGCAGCTCTGACAGTGCGCTTATAGAAGCGACTATGCCGGGCGTGAATACCACTTGCACTATCTACCAGCTGGCTAACTGTGCCTGATGGTTTGATGCATGTAATGGCTGCTGATTGCGGGATGCCAAGCTTGCTAGCTAGCTGCTTGTTGGTCTCAACAGCGCAGCCCCGGAGATGCTCCAGCAGCGGTGCGATATTCCACCCATACTGTGGGTCACGACATGACAGCATAGGGTTATCCATAATGCCTGTCAGGCTCACGCCAAGCAGCCTCTCTTCTTCTGTATTCTCACGCCATACATCACGTAAGTATTTAAAGTTAGTCAGTGTGCTTTGGTATGTGCCAAGCTTGGTGGCTAGCGATACTTTACGAAGCAGTGAGGCTTCATCATCGTGTGGCCTCACAACTACCTCAGTGAGATTACAAAACTGGTAAGGCCTAAGGATAATCTCTGAGCATGGGTTTGTACCAAACTGATGGTCACTCTCACGCCTACCGTTCTCAGCTGCTTTCACCTGCGCTGCTTCCCGGTTGAACATGCCACGTTCACCAGACTTACTCTCGACTAAAGATAGCCACTCACGCATGAATGTTTCCATCTCCGGGCGGTGTTTGTATGTCGCGCTGTTATTCGCTAGCGCTCTTTGCCCGTTGTTCTCCCACCACTGACCAGCCTTGGCGTGGCGCATCTGGTCATCATTTAGATTACTCAGGCTGATGAGGGCGCTGCGTCTTACGCCACCTACTACCACTACCTGTCCAATCTTACAGGCAAGGTCATGGCACTCAATAGGATAGAGCTGGCGGCCAGCTGCGTTCTGAAACACGTTTATGGTGAATTCGAACAGGTCTACAAGAGGCTGAGCGCCACTTGCTCTACCGCCAAAAGTCTCTAGGCGGCTCCCTGAGGGGCGTACAGCGTCCACATTATATCCGGGTACTTTGCCTACCCACAATAACTCAAGTAGCTGCCTATAGGCTGTAGCCCATCCCTCTTTGCTATCTTCTACCATGACGATAGTGTCCACGGTCTGCATCTTGTCAGCTACCGGGGGCAAGATGTCTACGCTGTTGCGTTCTACACTGAAGCCCACCCCAGTGCCGCACATCAGAATATAAAGCAGCTCATCAAAAGCGCGAGGGTGGTCGATAGGAATATAAGAGCAGTTATATGCTGCTACGTGGTTGCGGTCTAACGCCTTCCCGGCAGTCATAAGCGCTCTCATGGATGGCATGATTTCTAAGTTTAGTACAGCCTCTTCTAGCTCTGCCCGGTCATCCATACGGCCATCTAAATGCTGCTCCATGTAATCAAAGTAGCGGCCTACAGTTTCCGGCCACTCTTCCCTGCGCTGCTCGTCTGGTAGCCACCGGGCATAACGTGATTTATGTATGAAGTTTTGGTAATCGCTTGGTAAGTAATTATTCATCTAATCGCACCTGTTTGATTCATAAGTTTGGTAATGTTGATGTTGCGGTCTCTGAGTTCGATGTCAGTTTCTAGCTCGATAAGCAGCGAGATGTACTGGTGGCACTTGCGTAAATCTTGCAGCCCACCTTTCTTCTCATATCGCCAGAGATACTTGAGGATATTGCCGCGATAGAATGCTGCTGTATTGTCACCCAGCATTCCCCGGATAGCCTCGATGCTCTCCATGCCACCATCTCCCTTGTAGTGGCTTGGGTCTTTAATTACGTCTTGTTCATGCTGCTCCACGGCTAGGCTCCCACAGTATCGGTTCGCGTTTCTTTTCATCCCAATCTGACCAACGGAGTATCCGTGCCATCCGGGCTTGCAGCAGCGCATCTTCTCTGGTCAGGCCTTGCTTGATGAAAGCTGCTTCCACCAGAGACCACGCTGGGCGGCTGCCTAAGATAGCCTCTGCTCTCTTAGCCCCAATGGTCGGGCAGCCTTTGTAGCCGTCTGTAGGGTCACCAGTTAGCGTCTGCATAAAGAAGTGACGGTCTGCATCCTGTTCGCTGATATCCATGCGCTCATCAGCGTGAGGCCTATACAGCTTGCAAGGGATAGTCATGAGGTCTTTATCCTCACTCACTACTACACAATCCCCGGTGTTATCCGGGCGGGTAGCCAGCATCCCTAGAACATCATCAGCCTCTAGATTGTCATGCATCTGCCAATCATACGCAGCTTTGAGGTTCTCAACGAAGGTAGAGTAGCCCAGCGGTTTCCGGGTGTTCTTTCGGTTGCCCTTGTAGGTAGGATTTATGTGCTTGCGGAAGTTATCACTGCCGCTGAAACACAACAGCAGATTGTCACTGTTGAGCTCTTCAGTTATCTTTTGCATCTCATTTGTAAACACAGTGAGTGCTTGCTTGTGGTCTGCTGATAGTGTCCATACATCGTTGCCCCAGTTGGTCTCTTCTTCTGTGGTGGCCAACGCCCGGAATGCATAAATATCAGCATCAATCAGTAATTTTGTTTTCAAAGTATTCTGCTCCCTCTTCAATAAAATCTAACCCATCCTCAGTGACCAGCCATCGCGTTCCGAATGTATCAGCGGAGAGCTGCACGGAGATAAACCCCATGCTAGCCGCCATCGCTACATACAGTGCTGCTCTTCTTGCAAATCTACTTTTGATGGTGAATGGTTCTTCGGCTGCAGCTGCACATACAACCCACACCCGCATGGTTTCATGCATCGCGTCATCAACAGCATCATCAATGGGTGGCTGCCCAAGTGTCCCCGGTTTTCCAATCGGCTGCGATTGGGACTTTCCCTTGGAACCACTTTTCTCCCGCTTCTTGCGCTGCTCTTCGAATGATATCACCGACATTATCAGCGTCCTTTTCCCTTATCTGGATCTGCACCTCGTCATGAACCCAAGCCATGATGTTGGCATCGAGTTCTGCTTCGGTTAGTGCTTGTTGAATATTGAGTAGCCACTGGGCGCTAATGGTTGCACCAGCCCCCTGTAGCAGCGAATTGAGCGCCTTGTGCTGCGCTCTTATTTTAATGCGCCTACCATCTAACCCTTTGACGTAACCGCGCTCTGCGGCCTTCTCAGCGGCTCTACGTAGTCTGCCTAAGGCTGGCATACGTTCATTGAAGTTGATGAGCAGCTGCTTACCCTCTTTCAGGCCACCACCAACAATCTCACCAATCTTGGCCGCCCCGGCACCGTAAAGGTAAGCGTATATAAATCGCTTAGAGCTATCTCTGTCAGGTAGCCCGGCAGCCTCTTGATTTACTGTGTGGATATCACCCTCAAGAACCTCACGGGTGTAATTGGCGTCATCCAAATAGTAAGCAAGGCAGCGCAGCTCTAGCCCTGCAAGGTCTGCACCCAAAAGTATATAACCGGGCTGCGTTGTGAATAGTTCACGACATTGAGCACCATAAGGCAGCCGGGTGGCAGGTACTTGACCAAGGTTGCAATTACGGTGCGCTGCTCTCCCGGTCACAGTACCCTGAGCGACAATCTGATGGGTCAGCTTCCTATTCTTCTGTAGCTTCATCCATGCTTGTTTGCCCTCAGCTAGCTGGCCAATACGTTTTTGTATCATGAAGAATTCAGCTAGCTTTTGTGCCTCTGGATATTGCAGCGCAGCCAAAACACTTTCATCAATCTGTGCGTGACCTTGTGCTGTCATGAGCTTAGGCTGCCAATCGTATTTAGCCCGTAGACAGCGCTCTATATGTCTGCGGCTATTAGGATTGAATTGGATTACTTTTACTTTTGTAAATGGCTCACCTTTTACATAACCTAGCTTCTTGTTATTTACTTTTGGGATAAACTCTTCATGGATTTCCCACGGCTCAAACAAATCCTGTAGATTGGTTTGTATTTCCTCTCTGCGCTGCGACAGCTTAGCATAAAGCTTTACTGCCTTCGGCATGTCAAACGTCCAACCAAAGTTGCCTATCTGGTCACATAAAGTAGCCAGACGATGTGCAAGGTCGATAGCCTCTTGGCTGTAGGCATCTGGGTTAAGGTGTAGCAGCAGAGCGTGATTTACTTCTACGTCCTGTACACAATAGTCCAGCATGTCTTGTGAAAGGGTTTCCCAGCCCCCAGTATAGTCCCCTTTAAAAAGGCCTATCCGCATACCCCATGCCCCCAAGCTATGGGAACCGTACAGGCGCTTCGGGAGGAGCTGAGCGTCTGTCCAGTTAGCTTCAAAGTCCTCATTCTTGAGGTCGGCACGGATTAGCCGGGATAATACCAACGTGTCCGTGATTTTGCCTTTCGGTGCGAATTCAGGGAAGCACCGCTGAAGGCTGGGAATATCGAAGGAGATGATGTTGTGGCCGATAAGCTCATCAGCTACAGCCAGCCGATGCACACCCCACAAGAGGCTTTCCCCGGCATAGGTCTGGATATAACCAGTACCCATCTCCTTTATAACGATGCAGTGAACCTTGGTTGCTACAAGGCCATCTGTCTCAATATCGAATACAAGGCGCTCAGGCTGCTCTACGCTAGTCTGACCTGCCTCTGCGCGGTCATTGCGGTGTATTAGGGCTTCCATTTAGATGCCCCCCGGTTCATCGACCTGCGCGTTCCTTGTTGGAATATACTTCTTTTTCTACAGTTAATTCTGTTGATTAAACCGCTATGGATATGTGGTTCATTTACCCAGTGATAAATACGGCTCTTACTTTGCTTTAGCCACTCTTCGAATTCGGTGACCGTCATGTCTGCTGCGTTCTTCTGCATTTGCTCTCTCCTTGTTTCAAGCAAAAGAAAAGGGGCATCCCTCAGGACACCCCTCTTCATCTAGCTTCTCATGCACGGCTTTTAGGCGAGGCTTACTCAGCCCTAATACAAAGCCCCGTGCGGCCTGTATTCGCTTACTTCTTCAGTTGTTCGGTTAAATATCGTAACCTGCTACCTTTATAATCATCAGTAGAGTAAACAATGCCTGTGTCTTGCTTTCTCTCATAAGCAAGCACATCACACCAATTGCGGTATTTCCGGCTGTTGATAAATCCACGGTCTATACCGTCTTTATGATGGTCATATTGTTTACCCCAACGGTAGCTGTCAGCATGACTTTTGTAAGTGCCATCACAAGACCTAAGAGGTCTAAAGACGTTGTAACGATGGTAACGCATATATGCGATGCGCCTATCTTGGTCTTGAATGTTACGCATTTCTGCTAAAACGCTTTTACCAATAAGCCAACTCTCAGGCACCATCAGCTCATAGTCAGATGCACTTACTGATTGAGATGCAAGCATCCTACCGTCATCATCAAAGCTGATATGACCTTTATCGAACAGCGCATCTATATTCTTAGATACAAGCAAACCGTTTGCAGGGTCTATGCACTCTTCTTCTGACAAGCACACCGCTAATGGCTTTATGTGGCTAGCAATTAGCCCAAAGGTAATTCCTGTGACCGGGCAGCGTTCATGGAACACCTTCTTCGATAGGTTATCTTTAAAACGCTTTCTAATCGAAGCTATCTGCTCTTTATTATCATTTATGTAAGGTTGCTGATTACTTACAACTTCCATTGCATTAGTTCTGAGCAGCTCTTTATGTAAATCAGGCATAGCTCTCTCCCTAAAATGTATCAGCAGCATCCAATAGACGGCCACTGTCTCGCATGTATTTAACCTTCCCGGCTACACCACATTCCCCGGTAAAACGGTTCTTGAGTACATGCAGATAACGATAGTCACCATCAGCGTCATCAGGGTCTACTTGCAGCCCTATAACGATGTCACTGACGTGTGCAATACCGTGGGTACCCCGTAGCTGATTAAGGCGCACCTTAGCGCCCTCTTCATGCCCCTTATCGCCCTCTGGACGCCTCAGGTGGCTCACCATAAGCATGCCTATCTTGAGCTGGCTGACTGCTGTTCTGAGAGCTGTAGCGGCTACATCCAAAGCTTTGCGCTCATCGCCTACGTGAAGCCCACTGACCATGATGCTAATGTGGTCAAGTATAATCCAATCCACATCGAGCGCCTTAGCCATGTAATGGATACGCTGTATGATTGTCTCCACCTCAGAGCTGCCGAAGTGGTCGAACAGATACATAGGATTATCACCATCAAACATCTCATCGAATGCCTGATAGATATCTGCTAGCTCTACACCTTCCCGGTCTACAGCTATGTTCTTATTCATATGCAAGCCTACCATCGAAAGGATGGTTTTCTTGTTACTCTCTTCGAGCATAATCATACCTACCCGGTGGCCTTCCATATGCAGCTTGTAGGCTATCTCTCTAGCCAGAGTAGATTTCCCGACACCCGTACCCGCAGATAGCAGAACAAGCTCTTCCTTACGCAGACCCAAAGTAATCTCGTTCAGTCTTTTGTAAGGGTAGCTAACGGCTGAGGCGGCATCAGCCACTGCTAACGCATCACGGATGTCGGTAGCCGCAACAATACCATCAGGCCTATATGTTCTGGCCTCGAAGATGGCACTAACGATATCCCTACCGCGCCCCTCAACCAGACACTCATTGGCATCCTTTAAAGGCAGGTGGGCTATCTTAGCCTTACCAACCGGGAGCAGCTCAGCTACTTGCTGGGC